GCGAGTGGGAGTGACATCAGAAACGTCCACTCCGGCATCGTTAGGAAGGCCAGTGAAAAGGCAGCCCCTATCCAAACGCTCGCGCACCACATGCACGTCAGCCCCTTCGCCAATTCGTTCGTTCCCATCGCCACGTTTGCGGCAGAGTATCGCACGCCAACCGCATGACGCAATCGAGCGAATACTTCCCATGGACCATCCTCCCGAACCAGCAGGCTCGTCACCCTGAATACCGCAAGCGCCAGAATGACGAACGCCCACGGACCAGCCGACCAGTCCGATAGGCGCACCCACAGTATAGCGTCAGGCGGCATTGGGCGCAACCTTCGACTTCTTCTTCGCCTTCTTTGGCTTGGTCAACGTGCCGTCAACTTTCACGGGATGACCAGCCTCAACCTCGAAGGCAGTCGGCACATTGGCCGGGACATCTGGCGGCGGCGGAGGTTCAGGTTGAGGCACAACCGGAGCGACGGCTCGTACCTCCTGCGGCACGACTTCGAATAGGTGCGGCTGAACCTCGATGTCCTTGCGATGCACAAGGAACACTTCGCCGCCGCCACGGAAGCCGTAGCGCGTGCCCGTAGCCAGCCCCAGCACAATATGCTGGCCTCGGTTCGGGTGCGTGTATCTGGTCAACAAGTAGTCTTGGTCTTGCATCTTGGCCTCCTGTTCGGCGGGCAGCGCTACAGCGAAAGGCGCAAGCTGGCCTTCGGCAACCTTGATGCCGCTAGTCCGTCCGCCTCTGCATCCACAGCCCATCGGTTGCTCCTTGGCATACTTCTCTTGCATGTAGGCGATGAGGTCTTTGTGACCCTCGACGCCCAACTCACGACGACCACCGGTATAGAAGCGATAGACCACTCCCTGCTCCGGCACGCGGATGAAGCACTTCCCGGCCCTTGCCAGTCGCCATTGATAGTCTACATCTTCCCACGACTTCATGTTCTCATCGAAGCCGCTTATCTCATCGTGCCACGCCTTCGGGACGAGGCAGGTGACAAGCGCCCAATGATAAAGCGGCGCTTCCGGTTGCCGGATGGCTCGCTCACAATCATAGTCAGCAGAGCGATAGCCTATGCGTGCTTCCTTGGTGCGCTCATCGAAGTCGATGATGTTGTCTTGCAAGTCCTTCGCCAAGCCCTTCGGGTCAACGAAGGCGCGCCCGATGTAGTCGCAATAAGGGATGGCGTTCTCCAGCCGCCAAGCCTCGATAAGCATGTCCAGCGTCCACGGCAGCAGGTAATCGTCGGCGTCCAGCCACAGCAGGAACGAGCCACGCGCTTCTCTCGCTCCAAGGTTGCGACACGCGCCTGCGCCCGTGCGCCCAGCCGTGAAGATGAACCGGGCGAAGGGATAGGCGTCAAGCAGCGCCATGTCCGGGTCATCGCCCGTATCATCTACGACGATGGCTTCCCACTTGGTAAAGGTTTGACCCTCCAACGAATCCAGCGCATCGACCAGATACTTGCGATGGCCGGGTCCGCAGGGAATGACCACCGTGACCAGCGGCGTGTCATACTGCCTGACTGGGTGCGAGTAGCGTGCTGGTTGAGCATAGGAAGCGAAGGGGTGCTGGCCGTTGCCTTTCTTGCCAGCCCACGGATGCCAAGGCAGCCAGTCAATTTCCCGGTAGTCCGCATTGCCGCTGACGTGACCAGACATCCATGAGTAGTGGAACAGCCCTTCATTCGTGACCCGCTTGGCAGCGTAGCCAATTGCCCCGGCCCGAAGCCAGAACTCCGCATCCTCACTTCCGGCTCCATGAGGCGCGTACCGCTGCCGATAGCCTCCAAGTCTGCTCCACATCTCGGTCCGGAACACACAGCAGGTCGGCACCTGATTGCGCCGCAGAAGCTGAGCGTTGTAGTCCCAATCGGTCGGCCACTTGGAGAGGTCGGATGTTCCGTCTGGCTTGTGCCACGTCAAGCCGGTGTAGGCGATGCCGAGCGACGCGTCTGCCTGAAGCGCCCGAATGCAAACGGACAGGAAGGTCGGGTCAATCTTGTCATCAGCGTCGAGGCAGCAGACGTACTTGATGCCTCGCTCGCGCGCCCACGCGATGCCGCGGTTGCGCGCATGCGCCACCCCTGCGTTGTCCTGCCGGATGTATTGCAAAAGAGAAATATCCCGCCCCATCGCCTGCACAACATCGCCGGTGTTGTCGGTGCTGCCATCGTCCACCACGACGATAGCTTTGAGGTCGATATAGTCCTGAGACGCGGCACTGCGAATTGCATCTGACACGCGACCGGCGTAGTTGTAGGTCGGGATAATGATTGCCACGGAAGCCGGGGATTGCTTGGCTTCCAGCGTCAGCCGGTAGGTATCGGCCACCTTCGCCACCTGCCGAGGCCACGTCCATTCGCTAACCATGTGCAAGGCGTTGCGGCTCAGGGAAGCCCTGTGAGCCGCGCACCAGCGCAAGCCAGCTTCCAACTCATCATAGTCGCCCACGCTCGCTAGGTAGCCGTTCAGACCATGAACAACGTACTCTAGGATGCCGCCGTGACGCCAACCTAGCACCGGGACGCCTGAGGCGAGCGCTTCGAGCGTGCCGATGCCGAAGGTCTCCTTGGTCGTGGCAAGATAGACGCCCGCCTGCTTGACTACGCCCTTCATCTGGTCGTGGCGCATCAGCCCTGTCAGGCGCACGTTGGAAGGCTGCTCACCATCCGCGAATGTGCTGACGAAGTGCAGGTCAGGGCAGCGCCGAGCGAGCTCGGTCATCGGCCGTGGGTCACACACATCACCGGTGCGGTTCTTGTTCCAGAGGACATAGCCAGCGTTCTCGCCGGGAGCGCCCCACGCCTCGAGGTCTATGCCGTGACCGATGACATCAGGCGTGAAGTGCATGTCCCGCTGGAACGCCTCCGCCACCCATGCGCTCGGCACGGTGACCCGCAAGGCCGCACGCAGGTCACGGATGACATTGCTGTTGGTCGCCCACTCCCACGCCTGCGCCGCATAGTCCGCCGTCCAATACAGACCGTGGCAGTGACAGACATCGGGAACTTGCATGCCAAGACCAGCGTGTGACGCAAACAGGTCGAAGCTCTGATACGGGTCGTCAATCAACGTCACGCCGAAGTCCGGCAGGTAGCGGTTGTAAGCCTCGATGACGCGGTTGATGCCGCTCTCGCCGCCCAGCTTCTTGAGGTAAGGGACCATCAGGACGCGCACGAAGCACCGCCTGTCTCGGACACCATGTACTCGCCATTGACCGCCGGGACAGTCGAATACATCCTATATGCCCGGCGCCAATGCTCCTCTGCCCACGCCATAAACCATTCGGTGTTCGGCCACTTGTTCCAACCGGCATGATAGGCGAACAGGAATGATTGTGGCCGCAAGCCATCCATGAAAGCATCCCGCTCGTCGATAGGCGTTTCATTCAACGAGAAGCATCCGATAAGCAGGTCAGGGCTATCGTGCCTTCCAATGACGACGTTGCTCTTGATGTTCCGATAGCTCAAGTGCTCGACAGCCATCATGGCGAACGGCTCAAGGTCGGTGATGTAGTGCTCTCCTCTGAAACCCATGCGGTCCAGCACGATAGCCATTGCACCGTAGCCGCCGCCAAATTCGCACACCGTCTTCAAGTCGGCCACCCGCATTCCGGGGTTATGCTGCTCCCATTGCCACAGGTGATAGCGCTGGCAGTACAGGTTTGACCAATCAGGCTCGCTGCCTATTCCGTACAGATTGATGCCCTCGTCGAGAAGGATGCGCGACATCTGCGCCAGCGCGGGTCCGTCACCGACGTACATCGTCGCCTCGACTGTCGGCCACCACCAAGGCACTGCGATTGCATGCGGCAGCGCCGCTCGTTCAAGCGCCAACGCCTCGCACTTGGACATCCAGTAGACATCCTTGCTCGTGAGTGGTTGCATCAGGAAGGTGACCGCCAGTAGCCTTCGAAGACCTGCGCTACGTACTCGATGTCCTGCGGCGTGAGGTCCGGGTGGCAGCCGATATACATGCCTTGCTGGTCTGTCCAATCGGCCACTGGATAGTCCTCGCGCCGTAGCATGTCTTGGTAGATGGGCTGCGAGACAATCGGCATCATGTCGCGGGTCTCGACCCCCATCATGTTGAGATAGCCGCAGAAGTGTTGCTTGTTCGTCTCCGGCGGGAGGACGATGGGATACATCATCCATGCGTGCTCATTGTCAGGAGCGACGCGCGGCAGCACAAGTCCCACCCCGAGATATTGAGCAATCATGCCCAGCCTTGCTGTCAGATGAGCCGCGTTACGTCTGCGAAGCGCCAGCATTTCCTCATAGGTTTCAAGCTGAGCAACGCCAAGCGCCGCCTCCAATTCGGTAATACGATACGAGTGGCCTGCGTGGGTGAAGTGGAAAGAGCGCCCCGGCATCGGCTGAGGCGAGAACCAAGCATCAGTATTCAACTCCGCAATGTCCAGCCCGTGATTGACCAGCGAGCGCATCTTGCTGGCGTATGCCGGTGAGCTCGTCGTCGCAATCCCTCCGACGCCAGTCGTGATGAGATGAGCATTGTAGGTGGAGAAGCACCCGATGTCGCCCATGCTGCCGACGAGCCGACCCTTATGCCGAACGAACATCGCCTCACATGAGTCCTCGATGACCTTCAAGTCATGGGCGGCGGCAATCGCCAGTAGTTCATCCATCAGGCACGACTGCCCGTAGAGATGAACCGGTATCATGGCGACAGTATCCCGGCTGACCTTCTGCTCGGCCTCCCGCGGGTCCATGCCGTAGGTCACGCCTTCGATGTCCACGAACACAGGCGTCAGATTGTTGTGCAGCACGACATTGACCGTCGCCACGAAGGTCGACGCAGGCACAAGCACCTCTGCCCCATCCGGCCAACCGTGAAGTTCCTTCAATGCCTGCACCGCCACATGCAGGCTCGACGTCCCGCTGTTGCTCAGAATGCCATAGGGACACCCATGCTGACCAGCGAACATGCGCTCGAATGCCATGCTCATTGCGCCGTAGCTGATGCGCCCGCTGTCCAGCACGGAATCGACTAGCTCCTTCATCCGTGGCGTGGCGCGGAACGAACCGACCGGAACATGCCGGAAGGCGTATTCGGAATGGCCCATCGTTCACCTCCAGTAGTGGAGCATGCCGAGCTTATCCATCTCGGCTACGTCGTCAGGCCTCAATTCGTCGGTCAGCAGCTTCCCGTGGTCGCCGCCACGCAAGGCAAGTGTGTGCTTGACCGGCGGCGTCTTGGTACCAAGCACGATAACGTAGTCCTTGAGCAGCCGAAGGCGAGGCGTCCCGTTCAGTTCGCTCTCCCATGGCGTCTCGTTCTCGATAAGTATCTTGAGCAGATGCTGCCTGCGCCAGAGCGCCGTCATGTAGGAGAAGTGATACGGGCTGTCCGGGTCGCTGATAATGAGCGGCACGTTGCCAGCCATGCCGTAGTCCTTGGCGAAACCGCTGTTGAGCCGGTCGCCAGTGAGGTCGAAGCGGGCGACGTACTCGAACTGCTTCATGTAGTCGGCACATACCTGCACCGCCTCGCCATCCACCGGACCCGTCAACCAGTAGTCCTCCAACATCAGCACAAACACATCGTGCGGCATTTCCAGCAGCAACCGAATGAGCGCATTTGACCAGCGGGCAACGGGATAGTCCTCGTACTTGCCGATGGAGTGGAAAGAGAAGTTGCGCGGCAACTGGAAGTCGGGAGGCGTGAAGCCACCTACGACGACCTGCGGGTTCGGCTTCCAATACCTGTTGAGCAGGTAGGCATAGCCGCGCAGGGCGGGAAGGTACTTGTCGCTTGTGAGGACGTAGATGGGAGCATCCACGCCACCCATGATACATCAAGAAGGGGAGCCCGCCAACTGGCAGGCTCCCCACTCGACTATCACGGTGACCACCAGCGTCAGGCTTACCAAACGTGGCGGGTCGTCTCGTCCGGCCGCATGGACACACCACCGTCCATGAAGTACGGGTCGGTCGGGTCCGGCGAGCGGAAGTGCTGGGTCGGGCAGTACTTGATTGCGTCGATGCGCCCGGCAAGCTGCGGCGTTCGAAGCACCACGCGCTGCTCCGTCTTGACCGACAGCTTGTAGCACCACTTCACGCTCTCGATGGCCCAGTAATACTTGCCATCGTCGGTCCAGAAGTCCTGCATGCCGCGGAGCAGGTTGACATCCGGCATCGCTGCCCGGTAGTCAATGTGCTCCATGTAGGTCACGTTCATCCCTGCGGCGGTCAGCGGGACCATGTAGATGCTGGACGCATAGCAGCCAGCGGGCACGTTGGCGTTGTTCGTGTTGTTGTGCTCGAAGATGCCCGTGTCGGTCACAACGGGATAGCGCCGCCCGTTGATGTCGATGAACATGCCGCGCCGCATCTCGTCACGATAGCGGGTCATGGCGGCGGCGTCGACCATCGGCACCGGGTCAATCTGGCTGGTGTCCATCACCGCGCACTTGTTCGTGTTGTACGCGCACGGCCATACGGCGCTCAGCACGAACCAGAGTTCGGGTCGCATGCAGATGACCCAATTCACGGGCAGCAGGCCCATGTGCTCGGCGTTGAAGTAGAGATACGCCTCAAGCGCCGACAGGAAGCTCACGATGTCGCGCAGGCTGTTGAAGTCCTCGACGTCCTGATAGCCGAAGTTCTTGACATCGGAGTCGAGCGCCGGACACAGCGTGCCGGTGTGAGCGTCCATCTGGCCCGTCGCAATCTGATAGGCCAGTCCCGGGAACTCCTTGTATCCGCCGGTGTTGGCGAAGATGGAGCCCGTCCACAGGTGCTTTGCCAGCTTGCGCTCCAAGCTCACGACCGCCGTGAGCATCTCCGCCTTCGTGACAATGTTCAGCACGTCAGCGTCGCTCATACCGGAGGGCATGAAGCCGGAGTCATTGCCGACGAGGCTCCCGTAGAGCCGCAGGTCGGTGAAGTCGCCACGGTTCTTCTTGAGCATCACGTCGTTGATTTCGATGGTGCCGGTGTCCCGCGCCACACGGCCGAACTGCGCCGTCAGGTCGCACGACTTCATGTACGACCGCGGGTTGTCACCGCACATCGTGGCGCTTTCACTGCCGACATCGGCGGTGAAGCCGGTGACGGCAGCGTAGAACGGCTGCTCGTACACCGTCGGCAGGTTGGGCAGGAGCGCAGCCAAGCCGAACGGTTTGATGTGTGCGGTGAAGACCTCCCGCTCAATCGAGTGCGACCCGAAGAGCGAGCCCACGCCGTGCAACTCCACCGCATTGCCTGCGTTGGCAGGCGTCTTGGTGTGCTCCTTGGTCTGCATTGCCTCAAGGAGCTCGGTCTGCTTCGCCAGCGTAGCGGCGAGCAGTTCCATTGTCTTCTCGTCCATTTGTATGCCTCCTCGCGCCCGACGCTACTGCGCCAGCATCTCGTCAATCCACGGAATGCCCGTCACGGCTTCCGCGGCTGACGTCTCCGCAGGACCATCCTTGGCTCCCTTGGTTCGCCCATCCACGCGCGCCGCCGGTTGGCCGACGACACGCAAGTCCTTGAGGACCAGCGCTGCGATGGAGGCCGCTGGCGTGTCAGCCGCCTTCTGCGCGATGCGCTTGTCCTCGCTCTCGACCTGCTTGGTCACAAGTGCGGTGATGTTCGCAAGTCCCTCGGCCAACGGCGCGACCGCGGCCAGGATTGCTTCCTTTACTTCCTCCCGAGTGATGGCTGGCACACCTTCCGCCTCAGCCACGTCTTCGGTTTCCTCTTCCGGCTCCGTCACCGGCTCGATTTCCGGCTCAGCTTCCGGCACAGGCACTTCGCTCTCTTTGAAGGCCAGCCCACTCGCTGCCGCCTTCGCTGCCTTGTCCTGCGCGTCCGCTTCGATGGCCGCAATCTGCTCGTCGGTGATGCCGACCTTGCGGAGGTAGTCCTTCTTCGCTTCTGGAATCATCTTGCTTGCTCCTTTCTCCAAGACTTGGAAGCCGGTCAGCTTATTGGCTGCGGCCCGAGCGGGCAGGTCGCTAATTTCCGCTGTCACGTACCGGCGAATGACATGCTTCTCCTTCTCGTCGTAGTCCACCTCCGTCATGCCGTGAGACACGGCTACGTCAGGCAGCGCAGCGAGCGCTTCGGCCTCTTTCTCATGGCCGGTGTCCACGAAGCCGCTCGCCATTGAGAAGCCTGTCGCCTCATCATACGCCAGCCAATCGCTGACGCCCCAACGCGTTCCGGGAACATGGTAGTGCCAGAGTTCGGGCTGAGGCAACTCGCCTGCGTCTACCGCCTTGACGAACGCCTTGTGCGCCTCAGCCGAGAGGATTTCCTGCGGGATGTCATTGTCAAGATAGCGGTTGGAGTAGATGGCAAACCAGCGGTAGCGGTCCCCCTCTTTCCAGACCGTAAAGCCTTCGCCCAGCTTGCGGTCTTCCTTCGGGTGCAGAAGGTCCTTGAAGAAGCCGACGACGCCCTTGGCCTTCTGTGTGCCATCCGCCGCCAACTGTTTGAGCACGTCGTCAAGCTCATCGGTCAAGCGCCGGATGGCGAGCGCCTTGTCCGGCACTTCCTCATTCCAGAAGATGTTGCTCACCAGCGATTGGAAGGTGTCTACTGCTTCCGACATCCCGCGGCGCATCTGCTCGGCCCTGCGGTAGGCATCAACGTCCGCGAATGAGGTCGCCATCGTCGGGACGTATGTGCCGACCACCTCGCCGTCGTACATCTTCTCGGCCTCCTTGGTTTCCATCGGCGCAACGCCTTCGACCTTCTCATCCTTCATGGCTTTGCTCTCCTGCGCGAGTATGGCCGCGCGCTGTCGGTGTGCGGATGCCGCTGATGCGTGGCAGCCCATGACTTTCCCGCCGTCGCGCATCACCAAGCCGTAGGGCTTGGCGCTCGGACACTTCGGATGGTCTTTCACCGTGTCGTATGGCATGTCCCTCAACCACACAAGCTCGAACTGTCCAGCCACCCTCCGTCAAAGGGGTCTGCTCAGTCCGAGCCTGTCGCCGTCAGTATAGGCCAAGCGCCTCATTCCGTCAACAGCCGCAAGATGGTCTCTCGGTCCCGCTTCGGCTCCAGCAAGGTCACCCGCGGGTCGGTCCACTGCACAGGGTCCCCGTTCTCGTCAATGACGAACTTCATGCTGATGATTGCCATGCCGCTGTTGCGCTTCGCCACCGACTGCAATCGGCGTATGGGATTGAGCCATGCTGGCTTGATGTCGATAGGTAGGTCGTTCACCGCTTCAACTCCCGCAGGAATGGCCTCGCCTTGACCTTGAGCGCGAGCGTGCGACGCATGGTATCCAAGAAGTCCTTCTTGCGCAACTTGAGCACCTCCAGCCTCCAGTTGCGAGCCTTGATGCCCGGACGCCGAATCTTCTTCGAAACGAACACCATCCCGCCCTTGCCAGCGCTTGAACCAAGCACGCCGCGCCGTGTCTTGGCCTTGAAGTCCTTGCTCATCACGGCATAGCGCACCCGCGTGCCAAGCTCCAAGAACCACCACTTGCGCCCGCCTTCGCTGTTCGGGTCGTCCGGTTGCGTGATGACGTAAGCCTGTTGCGGGTCCATGTTCACTGTCGATACGAAATTCGGCTTGGCACCCTTCCACGTCTTGGTCGTCACCTGCAAGAGACGTTTCTGCTCCTTACCCTCCGCAATCAAGGCGCGCCGAATCTGCTCGCGGAGGTTCTTGTCGTCGTAGATGGGCGGGCGGAGAGGCCGCAGCTCAATCATCAGACGCCCCGGGAGTGGTCATCATGCGCTCCTAGAAGCCAAAGCCAAGACCGCGGCTCGGACTATGCGGCCTGCCCGGAGTGACAGGCTCGGTCGTCTGCACAAGTCTACACTGACATCGCCAACCGCCACACTCCAGCGACCGGGAGCGCGGCAGCGCACCGTAGCGATGCCATACCGAGGCGCGGAAGACCTTCCCGACGTACATGGCGCAGTCCTCACAGTGGTCATGCGTCCCGCCGTATTCCCACCGCAGCTTCTGGTCGCCACAAGCCATCACCTGAGCGAGCATGACGATGGCTGGATAGCGGTTGCTCCACAGGCTCAGGCGAGGATACAGCAGCGAGAGCTTCCCGCCAGTCGCCTTCGAATGCTGCTCGATGAACAGGCCGAGTCCGGTAATGGATGAACGGGCGAGCATGACCTCCCTGTTGAGCGCAGCCTGCTCCCGTGGCGTCCGGTCCTCTGGTACAACGCCGCACATCGCCGCCCCTTCACGCCACGCCCGCTCATAGTAGACATCAATACTGGAGAGCATCATGCCGTAGAACGTGCTGGCATCAATCGCTCCGCGCCACAGGCCGCGCGACGCTGCCCGAACGGAGGCGGCATAGGCTGCCTCACTCATCGGGTTGTTGCTCCGCAACGTAGCGGTAGAAGTCGATGTCCTCTTCCCGAACGCCGTAGGCGAACTTCATCCACCACCTCCATAGCCAATCATTGTCCCATCGCTGCACGATGGCCTTGGCCTGCTCCACGATACCAGCATACACGTCTGGATGCATGAACACCCGCGACTCCCTGCTCACATCATTGCCAGCAACAGTACGGTCTCGTCATCGGCCAAGATGATGTCCTGCTCTGATGGTTCTTCCTCAATCCATGATGGCGGTCCGCCCACGCTTATGACCATTGGAGGCGGCACAACTGGAGCGATGCCCGGAAGATAAGTCCCCGCCCCGCTCGCTATCGCTACGCCCGCGATGCTGGACTTGCCTTGCCAATTGCTGATGAGCGTGCCTGCGCCAGCCACCGTGGCTACGCCGAACACAGATGCAAGACCGGCGCATAGCGCACGTCCCGCGCCTGACGCGACGGCTATGCCAGCAACAGACGCTGCTCCTATATAGCTCGCCTTGCCTACACCTGATGCCGACGCTACTCCGGCAACGCTTGCCGTGCCGTTGTAGGTTGCCGCACCACCCGCAGGCTTGCTGCCGAAGAAGATAAAGCTCATGGCCTATGCCGTCGTTGGAATGCAGAGCACGAAGTCGGCCCATTCCTTCGGGCTGGTCTGGTCGATGCCGACAATGGTCACAACGTCCGCATTCATCTCCGTTGCAGACAACTCAATGAGTACGCACACGCTGGCCGCAGGCGACACGCTCGGCAGCGTGGTGAGGTTGGAGAGCCCAGCGCCGTCCTTGTCCACCTTGAAGTCCCCCGCCGCGATAGTCGGGCTGGACTTGTAGGAGCCGGGGATGGCGTAGTCCGAGAGAGCAATCCGAACCTTGAAGTCCTCGTTCTTGACTGGCGGATTGTAGGGAGCGGCCATCTACACAACTCCTGCCTGATAGGTCGTGCGCGGTGACGCCGGGAGCGGAGCGTTCATCATCAGCAGGTCGATGGTCTGGTCGTCGTACCAGCACACCGCAGGCGCACGCCCGAAGGCTGACGAGAAGCGCATGGCGCAGTCGAGCATCTTGATGTTGTTGTTCGCCGCCTTGACCGTCAGGACCGTCTCCGGCCCCCAGGTCGTGCCGAAGTCCTTCGACACCTTGTAGCACAGCGACACATTGGTCAGGAAGGTCTCCGAACCGTCCGACTTGCCAGCGTAGAAGGCATAGAGGTCATTGGTTAGCGTGTCGAGCGCCAAAGCCGCCAGCCCTTGGTCGTCAGTCGAGTTGAGCACGACGTTGGTGACCTCGGTGATGGTCGTGTCGTCTATCTTCCAGCAGCGCAGGTCGGCGTTGAGAGTGTCTACTGCGCTCCAAGCAATGAGCAGATTCCGGCTGTTGGACAGGTCAACCGCCGCAGCGAAGTGCGGGAACGCCGTGGCCGCCGCTTGGTCGGCCATGCCTGTTGCGATGAGCGTCTCGGCCCATGTGTTGGCGCTGTCGTCGTACCGCTTGACGCTCAACTCATTGGCACTGGCATCCCAAAAGATGAGTTGCACGTCCTGCGTGTCGGCGTTCCAGCCGGGCAGCAGCAGGTATTGGTCCTGCGTTGCCGCCTCGGAAGGGTCAGCGATTGCAGCAGCCCACGTGGCTCCGGCATCGGTGGACTTCCATGCGCCGTCCTCTGCTCCCGCATCAAGGGAGCCAGCAATGATGAGATTTCCGCCGCGTGCCTCAACGATGGACAGCGCACCTCCTGCGGCCGTCGACAGCCCGAGGAACACCGTGGCCTGCACCCCCAGCGCATCCGCGGCCTCAGTGTCGATGCTCCGGTAGAAGATGTCGTCCACACTGCTGTCGGCATAGGCGCAATGAATCTTCCCCGCCGCGATGTTGCTCCAGCGGTCGTACCAGATGGACAGCACCGTGACCGTCCCGGCATAGACGATGGTTGGGTTGCTCCACGTCAGCCCTCCATCGGTCGACTTGCGGAATGCCACGTCCGAACCCGAATCGACGTAGACGCAATACAGCACGCCGGTCGGCGTCTCGATGAGGTTGTTCACCCCGCCGCCAATCCAATTGGCGGTGATGACTGGAGCAAGGACAACGTCTGCGCGGACTGGCATGGCCTCCCCTTATTGCAGGGCGATGTCGAGCGCGCCTGCGGCGAACTGGTACTGGTCGCCCGTGTTCTTAAGCGTGGCCGCTGTGCAGACGCCGTGGAACAGCAGGTTGCCCGCAGCGTTGGCGTCGAAGATGCCGAAGCCGCCGACCACGAAGTCCACCCCGCCAGTCATCGGCCCGAAGGTGATGGCGTTGGTGTTCTCGGTCGTGCCGGTGCCAGCCGGAGCGTCCCAAGCATTGACCTGCTGACGGGCATAGCCGGTCATGGCACACTCGGTCGCTCCCACGCCTGCATCGCCCGGGTCACCGTCAAACAGCGCCACCCACACCTGTAGGCCCGGCGTCGCCCACGCTCCGTTGCGAAGGATGTGGTCAATCAATTCGTCTTCGAGGTAGTCGCTGAACGCGCTCACTTCTTCCGCCTCCACGTCTTGCGGATAGCAGAGATTAGACCCTGCGCGTTCCGCGTGACATTGACAGTTTCCTCTACGTCGTCAAAGACGTGCACCTCGACCTTGTTCTCAATGGGCGGAGGCACGTGCTTGACGTTCACCACAGGCGCAGGCGCTGCCTGTACCGTCACGTTGGGCGCAGGCGGCGCAGCGATGTTGACAATGGTCGGCGGGGGAGGCTCGACTGTGACGTTGACGATAGGAGCAGGAACGTCCACACGGATGTCGGGCAAGCGCTGCTCCGGCACCTGCACGATGACCGGAGGGATTTCAATGGCCTTCCGGGCGAGATAGGACCGCAGGCCCGGTTTCCGATTGAGCTCTTTCACTTCGCCCTCCTCGGTATCAGTCAAGTCGTCTTGCGCTGCTGCTTCCTCCTCTCCTTCCTCCGCCTCCGGCTCGGTGACTTCGTCCGCTTCCGGCTCACTTTCATCCTCCATGCCAATGTCAGTTACGGGAGGCTTCGGCTCGTCATCGCCTTCGTACAATCGCTCCAGCGCATCCACCGCTGCCAGCCCGTTCAGCACAGCATCACGTTGCCGGTAGTTGCTCAACATGCCAAGCGCCTGCGTTAGCTCAGCACGTTTCTGGCTGATAAGCACTTCCATGGTCGAAGCGTCATTGCCTTCCACGTCCACAGGGTTCGGTATGCCCATCGCAAGCATCTCGACGTACTGGTCGTCAAAGAACAGGGACAGGATAGGCGAGCCGTCTTCCAGCCGTCCATCGTTGCGCTCTAGGTCATTGAACTGCTCTTGCGTGAGGTCTCCAACTTGCAGCATCTGCTCCCGGACCACCCGCTGCGACACCGATTCATTCGCAAGGCCGATGTCATGCGCGTCGGCCCGAACCTTGCGTATCTCGGCTACCTGCCTGTCTTGAGCATCGTCGGAGTAGTCAAAGACAAGCCGCAAGTGAGGGGGAAGGAACTTGGCTCCAATCACCCGCTCGCTTAGTTCAATCAACTGCCCGATGCCCTTCTGCCGTGCCTTTAGGTGTTGAATGAGCGCATCGGCTCGGGTAGCGCCGGTGCCAGTCATCGGCCACAACTCACGAGCGTCCACGCCGAAGGCCAGCGCAATCGCTGCCATGCCGAGGCTCACCGTATCCTGCTCGTTGAAGCCGTCTGGCATGCTGGCGAGGTCGATAAGGCTCAGGTCAGCTTCCTTGAGGCCAGCATCACCGACAACGATGGTCTTGCTGTAGCGAGAGAGGCCTTGGTTGTCCTGCGTTTCATTGGCTAGCTGGATGGCTTCACGGACGTGCTCAGGGTCAAGCCCGCCCTTGGTCACCATCAGGCCACGCGCCGGTCGGCTGCCAAGCTTCTCCTGCTTGTAGATGGTCATGTCGTACAGGTTCTGCGCCACGTTCAAGCACTTGCTCACGGCGCACAGGCCGACATCGTTCATCTCGGCAATAGGCGATGGGTCGAGCGAGGCGAAGGCGCAACGGGTGTAGTGCATCTTGTAGCGAGTGCCGTCTGTGTCCTGATAGATGACCGGGAACTCGGCATTGGACGTGCGGGTGCAACGAGCGCTGTCAAGCGACGCTACGCTGATGGGCGCACCAACGATAGGCCCGACAGGGTCGCCCTCCCCGATGACTTCCGCAAAGGCTCCGTTATCCTGCGTGAGCAGGTCGGTTATCCACTTCGAGAAGAACGTCGTCCAGCCACGCCCGAACTCAGCGCCGTCCAGCAGGATGTTCTCGAACCGGTCGGCCTGCACTTGGTGAGACATGATGGACAGGTCGTAAGGAACAATCTGCCACGGGATTGTGGTCATGTGTGAGACGAGGGCATACACCGCTCCGGCAAGGTAGTCGACGCGCTTGTAGAAGCGCCGAAGCTCTTGGTCCCGCCGAGTGGACCACCACGGGGGGATAAGCTCGCCAGCCGTCGACAGCCACAGAAGCAAGCCGAGCCGATTCTCTGCATCGGCTCGCACCCTGCTTTGAACTGTCTCACGCACCGCACCGGAGTTGTCAGGCATCGCTCATTCTCCTTACCTTGACGTTCCCAGTCCGGGCTCGGATGGTCGAGACGATATAGCGCTCGGCATCCATGAGGTGAAATGTGCTCTTGTTTGCAATCTTCTCTGTCGGCTGGCCGCCCTTGTCAATCTCCCGGCTATACGTTCCCTTTTCGTCAAGGTAACGGCGGCAGGACTTGAACACTATGATAGCACCCTTCGCATGTTGTGCATACACCCTGTCAATGCCGACCTCTACCTCCCCGATAAGTGGCTCACGGATTGGGAAGCCCGCTGCGCCGAACTCGTCGCGCCATTGGTCCTCGCTGCCAGCGCCACCGACTGCGAACTTGACGCCCCACTGCTTGAGCGTGTCAGCATGCTGGGCGATGGTCTTCCGCCCTTCGAGATACTCTTCGGTCAGATACAGGTTGCCGCTGGCCGGGTCTTCACGGAAGCGCACCGCTGCCATGTGCACGCCGCCGAAGTCCACGCCTGCATAGCATGGCCAGCTATCCGGCACGGGGAAGTCAGCAATCGTATGCTGCTCCAAGTCGAAGTTGTTGTAGATGAGCCCCTCGGGAATGTCGAACAGGCCGCGGTAGAACATGTTGACCTTCCACTGCGGCATCGTCTCTACCACGCGGTCGAACTCCTCCTTGGGAAAGGCAGGGTTGATGATGCTGGCAAACTGCACCACGTTGTAGAGCGGGTCCTTGGCGCGCCAACGGGCATGGACTTCCGTCTTGAGCCATCCGAGGTTGTATAGCGTCGTCGTGCCAAGCACGCGCCCAAGCCGAATGGACAATCGCCGCTGCACGGCTTCCCAAGAGCCCAAACCGAACTCGTCCATGCCGCACTCATCCAGCCATGCAGCATTAGCCGTGGCGCTCTCCAAACCGCCTTCGGACTGCGCTGACCGAAGGATGATACGTCCCCACATGGGGTCATTCTGGTTGGTGGCGAGGAACCGGAGACTCGTCGGCTCACACAACTCAAGCACCTTCGCTCCAGCCCAGTAACGGGCCACGCCCAATTGTCGCTCAAACAGGCCGCGCATTGCCGGGAGCATCTTGAGCTTGAACAGGTCGTAGGTCGCAGTGGCCGCTAGATAGTCGCCTCGCCCGCAGCGCTGTATCTCACGCCACAGCCACAGGGGACCGAAGGTTGTTTTGCCGCCCTGGCTGCCAGCCAGTACGAAAGTGAAACGAGCGTCACTATCCCACGCGGCCTCTTGGCCCTCGTGAAATGGGACCCATGAGCCAAACTCATCGAGAATATGACGGTCCGGGATTGACGACGCATCGAGGACGCGCTTCCGCCGGTCGGCCTCTGCTAGCACCTCGTTCTGAAGCTGGACGCTCGACCCGGGCGTCAGTTGAATGCTCATGCGGCGCTAGACCGGCTTGCCATCGACCTTGAGCACCATACCAAACGTCGGGTCGGATGGCATCTCCGCTCCGGGCTTCAACCGCAGTCGATTGAAGCGGAACGGCGAGTAGTCGACAACATGCTGCGGCCTGCCCCACCTGGCCCGAATGGTCACAACGTCCGGGTGCTGACGTTGCAAAGACAGAGCCATTGCAGCGCGCCCCCCGCCCTTATAAAGCTCATCCGTATTGCCGCCCTTCATGCGCATCGTGCCTTCCTTCGCCGCGAGAAACGCATAGAACAGCAGCGTGCACCATCCATCCTTCAAGCAGCGAAGCGAGAGGTCCGTGTCCTCGTTGTAGCGCCCACGCCACCGATAGGGCAAGTCGTTGCGGAGCAGGATGCAGGAATAGATGCGGGTGTTGATGTCAAGAGCAGGATACCTTAGCTTGCGAGGAGCAAACATCGCATACTGCATCCCTGCTTGCGCCACGTTCTCAAACCTGCCCGCAAAGTCCTCGATGGCAGCAAAGGCCCCGCCGTTGCTCAAGCGCCATTTTATATTCCTGTGCAGGCGATAGAACTCGCGGATGTTGTCGTCCAGTATCCAATGCCACTTTGCTCCAGCGGCAATCGAGTGCTCCCACACGAAGTTGCGCGCCGGGATAGACCCCTGCCCAAGGTTGGAGAACGGCGTCACGATAAGCAACTCGGGCGGGATGACCTCGGCATAGGCGTCGTGCTCCTGCGGCTCTACGACCACATGAAACGGAACGCCGATACGAGACAGCGCCTTGGCAGTCGGCCGTGACTTCCACCTACCTTTGGAGATGATGTAGATGGGATGAATCGGGTTCATGTCGTGAACCGCTTTAGGTTTTCCTTGAGCTTCCGGGGATACCAAATAGCTCTCGTCTTCATCGTCACGGGCTGAGCAACCGCCTTCGCAAACTCGGCGACGCTCTTCTCGTCCTCGAAGTGCACAATGACTGAGTGCAGGCTGTTCATGTTCTTCTCGTTCACGAACTCCGGCATGAACTTCCATATCTCCTCGACCGTCACTTCCGTGAGCTTGCCAGCAACGCGGTCGAGCATCAGTTGCAGGCTGGCGTCCTGCTCGCCTATATCGGCAAGCAGGGCATCCATCTTGTCCGTATCGACACCCGCTAGGGAGCCTATCGGGTCAAAGACAGCCAGCACGCGACCCTCCTCATCGTCTGTCAGGTCAACGTACTTCACTGGAACCGATGTCTCGTGGCGCTTCTGCGCCAAAGCAACTCGCAGGTGTCCGTCGAGAACGAAGCCGGTGCGCTTATTGACAATCACCTCGTCAATCCATCCGACATCCGCCAGCACCGCCGACAGCGCATTCTCCTGTAGAAGGGGATGCAGTCTCCAGTTGCGCGGGTTCGCCATCAGGTCGCCCGGAGGAACGTCCGCATGACCGACGATGCGATTCCTCCACTTCTTCGGCTTCTTCGTGGCGGCCATTGGCTATCCTGCGTCCGGGCTCTTGGTCGTCTTACCAGCGGTGCGTTGCAGGACTTCCGCCACAAGCTCCTCAAAGAGCGCCGTGTCGTCTCCGCCCTGCCCGAGCACCTCTTTCCGCCAATCGGCCTCCAGCTTCAATGGCATGTCCAGCCCAAGCAGACGCGCCCTGCGTTGCATGATTGCGAGGCAGCGGTCGACCGCAGGCATAATCCCACGGCGCGCCTGCGGAAAGACCGCCATGAACAAGGCATCCAGTCGCGCCCGCTCCAAATTGATAAGCTCCTGCGACGTTTCTTGCGCCCACCTCGCCAGCGTTTCCATCACCGCCTTCTGGCACGCCTGCGGAGAGTTATAGCCCGTGGCTTCGGCAATCTCCGCAAAGCGGGCACCCGCAATCCGAAGCTCGATGGCCTCAATCGCCCTCACCTGCGCCTGCACCCGCCTGGGTGACGAAACCCGCTCTCCGCGGCGGGATTTCAACTTGCTCATGATGCAACCTCCTGCTAGAAGTCCAGTTCGACGCTATAGGACGAGCCGCCCCGCACGACCCGCCGGATATAGCGGGGATACATGGCAATCAGACGTTGAATGGCATCCTCTTCCATCTCCTGCGTGCGGTAGTCCTTGCATCCGCCGTCCAGCGCCCAATGCTCATTCTGCCAATAGGCGAAGCGTGCAGCAACCACGCCGCCAAAGTCCCGCATGCAGCGGAGGCACAGCTCGTAGTCCTCTTTGACCTGAAACGCTTCATCGAAGCGGAGCTTGTCGTTGATGATGCCCATGCAGCTTGCCGTCACATAGGAGCGCCACAAGAAGGGGCGATAGGGATAGACCGACCTTGGAGCGCCATCCGTCGCCACTCCCCATACCGGATAGCCGATGTCCTCGCAGACCTCGAACAGCCGGAACCAAACAGACAGCCATTCCTCCTCCGTCAGGCCCAATCTCGAAACGTCGGTGTCGTTCAACTGGATATAGCCGTGGGTCACAACATCGTCGTCAATGAAGACGACGTAGCGCTCTTTTGTGTTGTCCAGTATCCAGTTCCTTGTCTTCGTGATGCCATGCACGGGGACGCCGACGACCGATGGGAACCGCGCGGCGTAGTCCTCTACCTCCTGCTCCGGCACGAAGAGCGTGGCAGACGGAATGACAGCGAGCGTCTTGACCTTATCGCTTCGGTTCTTGCTGGGAACTGCTATCAGCATTTGTCTGCACCGCCGCATCCACAAGCGCTGCAATCGCGCCCATGAGTCTCTGGAACGGAATGACGCGCTCCGTTCCTACGGAATTGAATGTCGACACATTCGAATAGCCGCCGCGCTTTACCGCACGCAATTGGAGCAGCTTCTTGAGCGTATCGAAGTCCGCAGCATCGACGCACGTGACCACGATATATTCATTCTGCGGCTTCAGTTGGACAGCCTGCTCATAGATGGTGACATCTCTCGCCGGGGGATTGGTGTCCTCGCCATAAGACACGCCTTCCGCATCTGCCACCATTGCGAGCAAAGCATCTGCCCCCACCTTGGCCTTATTCAACTCATTCAACAGGTCGGCCAGCTTGTCCTCATCGACCGCAGCCATCGAGCCGATAGGGTCAAGTGTTGCCATGACCAAGGCTTCCTCAGCCTCCGTGAGCCGCACGTACTTGACGGGCATCCTCTTCTCGTTCCGGCGCAACGCAAGCGACGCGCGCAAATGCCCGTCCACCACAAAGCCAGTCGTCTCGTTGACGATGACTTCATCGACCCAGCCCACTTCATCCAGCACCATCTCAAGCGCAAGCTGTTGCTTCTTCGGGTGGATGCGCCAATTGCGGGGATTGGCAAGCAGGTCGCTGGGGTCTACCTCTGCCGTGCTTGTAATTCTACTGCGCCACTCTGGTTTATCCTTCGTCTTGGCCATACGCACATCATAGCATGGGATATAGCGGGAGCAAATGCAGCCCCGCAGAGTACCGCTGGACAGCCCTCGGGAAATGCTGCTCGGCAGTCTGCCACCGTTGGTTGACCAAGCTTGCGGACTGGATTACTCTATAGCTGGTTCAGGACCTTACCAACGGCGGACAGGCACCACCCCCAAATATCCGGTTCGCCCCCACCTCAAGCCTCCCAGGAAGACCGCCCCCGGGTCCGGACCTAAGAAGCCGGATACAGGGAACGGGCCTGGAACCGGACGACAGGCGGGGAGCGGAAAACAGGGGTGAAGTTGCCAGACAGCAAGCCGAGAGACACACACCCAGAGAACCAAGCGACCGGAGACGGGTCCGCGAGAGCCAGCCCGCATCTCCCCCTCTCATTCCCACCAAACGCCGAACATACACAGTGAAAAACCCGACGGCTTCGCCGTGGGGTGCAAGTGCATGTGGCCTGTGGTCAGGGTGTCGACTTGTCCGCTCTGATGCTCAAAGACTTGTCCGGGCAACATGCGAGCATTGAACTCTCCGAGTGAGCGACGGAGCATTGTTCCGCCGCTCCTCGGAGCGCTCAA